TGCAAGCCTGTCAGAAACCAGTTGCTTATCAAGGCTTCCCCCAAATGAAGTTATCATTTCATCAGCTTTTCTTCCTAATTCAGTAATAAAACGCTTATGCGCCTCACTAATCTCTGTTCCAGGGAGACTTGCCACTGCATTATCAAGAGCCCTGACAGCAGGATTATTAGAGATCATGCCTGGAGTGGCATAATTTTCCAGTTCTAGCTCACGAATAGCATTTATCGCGTTAAAATCAGGATTAACTTCATCGGCGAAATCTTGAATAGCTCGTTGCCCGCCGATAAATTTATTGTCCATTGCGCCAGCAGCTTTCTTTAACGTTGCTTTAGATGATTTACTACCCATCCCTACGGATGAGCGATAAATATCTCCGGCACTATTTTTAATTTTTCCTGCAATCTTCCCAAGCGCTGGACCAACAATCTCTGCTACAGGGCCAGCCACAGCGCCAATAGCAGCTCCAGAAGCAACATCGCTATTTGTTCCATTGGCTACAATAGCCCCTTCTCCAGCACCAAGCCCTGCGGCGGCAGCCAGCCTTGCCGCCCCTTTCGGAACCTGAGAAATAATCCCACCACCACTAACAAATGGTGCTGCTTGTCCAACGAACTCACCAACATCTTGTGCGGTTGATGGTTTTGCCGCTAACTTCTGCTGTAGAGACTGAATTGCGGCTTGCTCTTCTGGTGTCATATCCTGAAATAGACCAACACCTTTACCAACATCCATCAATCCACTGAGAACGCCATACATAAAACGGTCGAAGCCGTTAGCATTATTAACAACATTTTCCTGTCTGGAATTTTCCTCTGGTGAAACCAAAGGTGATTGCTGCTGCTCTGGTTGGGAATCAAGCACAAAACCATCAGGAAGCTGTGAGTTATCAGGCTGATTATCGAGAACAAATCCTTCGGGTAAACCTACATCGGTTGCCATTGTCCGTTCCTATAAATGAGTTTCTGACCAGTTTTAGGGTTCGTTGCCGTCGCGCCTTCTGATATCCCACTTGGCGCAGCTTTTGTCTGCCCATTACCACCTTGTGGTGTAGGCTGCGCTGGGACATCGTCAAATAGCTTGGCCTTCCTTCTCCCTAAGCTTTTTTTCAGCCCTTGAGGAATAGTATCTCCATACGTATCCAGATATTCGTCTACCTGCTGGTTAAACTGCTGCCCCATAGCGTTGGCGTTAATTTTGGCTGCGTTAACAATGTTATCCCTCGCTTCCTGTGACAAGCCATTCCCTGCATTAAGCTGGTCTACATATCCTTTTATCTGCCCCCATATGCCATCAGAGCGCATGACCTGAACCTGTTCACCTTCGCGAACAACTGACTGAGGGTCGAGAGACTTCATGTAATTAAAGATAATCCCAAGTTGGGCAGCGCCAGTATTTACCTTGCTAAGGGCTTGCAGAGAGTTTGCCGCCGCTCTGACAGAGTTATAATTTTTGCCAAAATTGGTAATATCAGAATTTAATCCCTTAATTAAGTCTGCTGACGGCTTACCTTTTTGCCCCAGCTCCATTAGCTTCAATCCCATCTCATCTGAGTGCATTTGTGCCCGCTGAGCCCTGTCTAGTTGAGCGTTCTGGATATTTGCCCATCCTCTCGCATTCTCCATATCAGCCTGACGGATGCTTTCATCCAATCGCCCTTTCTCTAGTTGGCGACCAACCATCTTATCCTGATAATCCAGCATTTTATCCGGACCAACAGCCCCTAGCGTCATAGTAGTCAGCATGTGTGATAGCTGCTCTGGATTCTGGATACCTGTCTGAATCATCCAGTCAGCATTAGCACCAACGCGATTTAACCTGTCCTTGTTGTCAGTAATGAATTTACTGTAGGCTTCCGGTCCCTGAGAAAGAGCGACGTTAGCTCTCATGGCTAAATCGCCCATATCGTTGCGTTGCTGCTCATTAAGACCGGAAAACGCCTGTTGTGCCTGCGCAACAAACGCTGGATTTTCCTTGGCAAACTTAAATAGTCCCGATGGATCACCAGAAGCCCATGCATCAGCGTGAACCTTATTGAACGCACTAATCGCTTTCTGTTGCTGTTCCTGCTTATAAATATCAGCAACTCCAGCCAGACCACGTAACGCGGTCAGACCAACGTTATTTGCACCTGAGCGAGCCAGTTCATTGTTTTCGCGGATCAGACCAAGCGTTGCGTTAATGTCGCTTGCCTTTGGCGCATTCTCGTTTTGCGCACCAATGCCAGCCAGAAAACCACCAGAATTAATACCCTGTTGCCACGTAGTCATTGATTACCCCTTAATAAAGTAGTGAACCAAGAAGACCAAGACCGCCGCCAACAGCGGCACCAATACCAGTACCAATACCGGGAACAATGCTGCCAAGCTGTGCTCCAGCAATTGCTCCAGAGGCAGCCCCGCCTATTGCAGATTGAAGGCCGGAAGGTCTGTTAGCGTTTGCCGCCGCCAGTGCTGCGCTTTGCTGTGAAATCTGGCTCATGTTGTTGGCATATGTCTGCCCGGCGTTTGCCTGTCCCTGAAGCGCGCCAAGACCAATATTTGCCAGATTCTGGTAGTTGTTCATTTGTCCAGATAGCCAGTTTTGACCGAGTGTAGGTGCGATTGCTGCCAGCTGGTTTCCGGTTGCTGTAGAGCCTAATCCACCCGTTGCCTCTGCTGCTGCCAGACTCTGATAGCGCGCCTGACCTGCAAGGTCTTTGTACTGCTGAGAGTTGTAATACTGGTTAAGAGCCTGACCTTGCCCCTGAAGAGAGGAAAGATTCTGCAACTCTGATACATACTGCTGAGCAAGTGGCGTGAACGGTGCAAGGTTTTGCATGTTCGTCTGCCACATTTCGCGCTGCAATTCGATGCCCTTTTCAGTTGCGCGTGCCTGGGCTTTTGAACCGCCATCACTGCTACCTTTGCAGTAAACAGTTTTGCTGAGGTGCTTATTGGCAATCTGGAAAATTAACATTCTTTAGCTCCTCGTATTTTGAGCGCGGTAACTGATAAATCGTGATGCCTACAGGCTTTCCATTGCTGGTATAAGCATCATCAAGGTGACCAACACGGGTAGCGCCAAGCAAACGGATAATTGCCCGTCCGTATTTCGTGGTGTCAGGAACCATAGTGATGCTGTTAAGGAATGGTGAGTTTTCGAGAAGCCATTTGCAGAATAATCGATGCCCTTGCAGTGCATATTCACCACGGAATCCGGGGTCGTACACCGCATGGCATTCAACAACGCTATGCCAGAAGTTACGCACTTCATGAACGCCAGCCAGCACTAATCCTTCGTAGATGCCGAGGTATACCGCATCAGGCTTGATGTAGTATTTATCTCCACTGTCTACGATATTTCCCGTGTTTGCCGGATTGTTGAGGAATTCTGCAAGCTTCACCGGATTATCGATGAGCTTTATTTCCATCACTGCTCCGCAATGATTTTGATGGTTGTGGCAGTAAACGCCGCACCATTCGACTGAATGGTTAACGTGCTGCCATTTGTGGCAAGAAAGCCGTCTTTATCCACGCTGAAGAACGTAGCTAACAGGATGTTGTCGGTTGTTGTCGCCGCATTACGACTGCTGACCAACGTGTCAGGAACAGAGCCGGAAAAGGTTAGCTGCATTGACCTGTTGGCGGTTCCGCTGGGCCACGTCCCGACGATCGACAGCTTGAAGAACAAGGTTTTGTTCTCGTTGAACACAACCATCTTGTTGTTAACAGTGTCGAAGAATGGTGCCAATGTGCCGGATGACGGCGTGAGCGTTTTCAGCAGGCTAACAAGGTTGGTCGGCGCTGTCGGGATGGTTACAGATACTCCTGAGTAAACAACCTCTGATTTCTTGCGCGTGGTGGCATACTCAAGCGCAGATATTCTTGTTGAGTGATCACCAACTGTGCTTTGTAGCGTCGAAATACTTCCCTCTGCCGCTGTGAGCCTGGTATCAAGTGCGTCGATATCGGTTGTATTCTGAGTTATTCGCGCATCATGGTTTGCTAACTCAGATTCATTGGTAGCAATTCGCGTCTCGTGATCAGCAAGCTCTGTTTCGGCAGCCGTAATCCTTGTTTCATGATCTGCAAGAGTGATTTCCGCTTCTGCGATTCTATGTTCATGATTGATGAGAGTTGCTTCAGCAGCTTCAATTCTGGATTCATGGTTTGCAAGGGTGACATCCTGCTCATCATTCTTCACCTGTGCATCATAAGCCCCCTTCCCTGCTTCGTTGGCCTTGTTTGCCACGTTACCAACATCAGTACCCTGTGCAATAATGTACAGCAGATATGACTGCGAGAAGATATTGCGTGGAAGGACTGATGTGTCGAGTCGTGTAGCCTGAATGATTACCGGCTCATTGAGATTCGAATCAGCCATTACTCAATCCTTATCTGGCAGCCAGACAGAGTGACAGGTGACTTCGTGATAACGCGCAATTTGAAGCCGACATTTTTCCTGATGCGCCCGACTCGCTTCCACAAAACACGTTTGTCGTAAACGAAAGGTTCATTCTGCTCAATCATCTGCTCACGTCCGTAATTGATGCCGTCAGTGGTTGCAGAAAGGAACAGGCGGTCGGCGTACTGCGCAACACCAGTTGAAGATTCAACCTCAAGGTCGAACACTCTTGCGTTATCCGCTTTGAACAGCGGAGTAAACAGCAGATGTTCCTGTTGCTTGTCGTACTGGCTGCTGATATCGAATTGCAATTTCCCGGTAACAGATTCCAGCTTATCGCCGCACGTTATCTGATTGCCTTCGTAAATGAAGTCGATAGCGCGGTACACATCGTCATATAAGCCTGTTTTCAGCACACACCATTGCGGACCATTGGCGCTTGAAGATGCGTCGTAAACAAGAACATGGCGCGGAAGGTGGATAATCAGCAATTCATGAGCATCAAACCGCAATGATTCCATCACGCCATCAGCCAGTTCATCAGCAGTGTAGGAGCGGAGGATTTTCTCAATGCTCGCGCTGGCGATTGGTGATACCTGACCGGAGCCGATGATGTATACAGACGGCGCACCCGTTGCCGGATTGCTGATGAACGCATACGAATCAGCAAACGGCGTTTTGCAGTAAGTCCCGGCAATACCTTTCTGCACCATCAGCGATGGCTGTGCGACATACAAAGCGGCACCAACGGTGGTTGCACCAGTCAGGGAGAAATATTCAATCGTCGATGAACCAAAGCAGACGATGAAGTCTCGCCATGTGCCGATGCCGATGATGCCGTCCGGCTGCGATTCTGCGCGATATTGTGCGCTGTAACGGTCAGGATGCGATTCGTCTTCAAGGTCAGTGATAAACCATGAATCAGTGCCGTCTTTTGACCACGCATAACGCCCACGCAAGCGCGTAATGTCGCGAACTGAACCTAACTCATACTGAGTGAATCCGCTGTCTGTAGGCCAGTTTGAGACGGTTTTAACCGTGCCATCATAGCGATACTCGACCAGTTTCCCTTTAACCCCTACCGCCTGTGATGTCCGACCATGCGCCATTGATACACGACCACTTCCGGCGACGTCACCGACCTCGCTTTCGCCTTTGTAGAGCTTGCCGCCACACACACGATAGACAGCATTCTGCGCCATGTTGTACTCGACGCCGCGCGATATACCGTTCACATCAGAACGTTTGGCAATGCCCGGGAATGAGCGAAGATATCCGCTGCTGTTCAGGATTTCTTTGGGTGTAGCCAGCATATTCACTGGCAGATAGTCGATATAGTCGGCGTTTCGAAAGTCTTTGCCGACGCCTTTCATAAGCGGAAGTTGCTGAATCGGCATTTATTCACCTCACGTACTCGGATCATCTTTCTCGATGTAAAACCGATTCCACGTAAACGCGCTTTTGTTACCACTACCGCGAGGCATGTCATTTCGCCGCTCAAGTGGTGGTATTTTGGTTAAAGCGATACAGATTGTCTGATATGCACTGTCAGCAGCGGTAAGGAGAGCGTCTGACGGCTGAATGACGTTATCCATGCACACTTGCACAGCGAGTTTCAAAGCGACGCCATCATTTGCCCATGCAGGGATACCTGAATCATCGTCCGGTAACGGCATGATGCCGTTTTCTGTATCAGCAAACTGATACCCAAGCTCGATACCTTTAGCCTGCCATGCTGCCATCATGTCTTCGAGGTCATTAATGGCATCTTCAATTGCCTGAGGGTCAGCATCTGTCAACGTGGCATTGGAATACAGCCCGGCTTTTCGTAAAGCCTTTAGAACGAGATCACCCTTCGTTTTCGCCATCTTCTTCCGCCTTAGCCACTTTTTGCTTCGTTGCGGTTTCTTCAGGAGTTTTTACCCAACCTTTTTTCAGGTGAGATTTAACTTCTTCGTCATCAACAATGATGTAATCGACAGCAAACTGACCGCAGGTGATCATGTTGCCAGGCTTATAGAGCATTGTTCGTGCCATTGTCTTCTCCCAATAAAAATGGGGCCGAAGCCCCACCAAAATTACTGCCCGGCAATAACGATGCCCGTATATTCAGGAACAAGTACAGAGCAACCGTACAGAGTGGTGAAACGAGCAGTGGTTACGCCTTTGATGTGGTCGAAGGCGTAAGACATGATCAGCGTAGCGCCCTGCTCGGTGGTTGCTGTCATTACCTGTGGACCCTGACCAGTCGGGAACGCCAGTTTGCCGTACATCAGCTCAACAGAACCATCAGCCCAGAACAGGTTAGCAGGTGCTGCGTTCTTGTTGAGAATGGTGATTGCTGCTGATTCTGCCGGTTTGGCATCGACGTTTGCATATGGACGACTCGCAACATCAGTATTTTCAACAGGGAGAATCTTTGGAGAAATTGTTACGGTAGTTCCGCTAACAGCCAGAACACGGAATACCTGCGGTTGACCGGTGGTATCTTTTGTGATCTGGTGTACGGAATTCACACCGGCAATGGTGAACGCATCACCAACCTGCAAGCCAGATGCAGATACCGTAATAGTCCCCTGTCGGTTATCAACTGGCATACCATTTGAATCTTTCGCTTCAACCTTGTGTTCAGGTTGGCCTGATACTGTCAAGGATTCAGTGCTTCCTTTCGGTAATCGACCAGAAATATCGGTCTTGTAGCTATCAAAGGAAGCAACCGGAGGGATCTGCGCTTTTTCGTATGCTGTCAGGGTTGCGCCCTGAGCGTAGGCTCGGTGACCAAGCTCGCCAGCAAGGTCTTTGTAGTTGAAGGGGTTCCAGAAAGAGCGACGGTTGATACCCTGAGGTACACCAATCGCCGTCATGGTGGCATCAATACCTGCCGCACAGTTCCACAAATCACGGCCCTGTGAACCTGTGGTTGAGTCAGACATGGTGATCACGTTAGTAGCACGCTGCGTAACCATGGAAATCAGGTCAGAGTCAATCTGTGCAGCAAGGCGCATACCTGCGGCGCGACCAGCTTCAGTTTTATGTTCCGGGTCACGCATTTCACGCGCATCCAGAGTGTACAGAATGTTTTTCGGCTCCTTGAACACAGAAGGAACAAGGCGCTGAACCAGTGCTGTTGGCGTTTTGCTGCTGAGATCGAGGCCTTCCTCAATGTTCATGTGGTAATGCTGCGGACGATACAGAACATCACCTGCTCGCTGCATTGCTGTATCACCGGGACGGAATTTTTTAGCGTTACGGGAAACTACGCAGGCGGCCTCAAAGCCTTCAACGTAGTTTTCGAACATGATTTCAAGGTCTTTTGCTAATTGGTTAGCCATGCTTAATGCTCCGATAGGTTATTTTTTTGCCTTTTTAGCGGCGAAATACGGCGTCCAGTCACCAGTTTCCAGCGCCTTGGCTTTCAGTTTGTCGAGGTTATTGATTACTGCGCCGTTGCTCCCCTTAACTGTCGGGGTTGTGGCTGCCGTGGTTTTTGCTTTTGGCATGATTCTGGCCTTAGATTCGATACGTTCCAGCAGACGACCAATTGCTACGGGGTTGGTAGCTTCTGCCAGTTGCTTGCGCAGTTCAGCGTTGCGACCAAGCGCCAGAACAACGATTTCCGGCTTCTCTGACTCAAACAGGATCGCGTTTTGTGTCTCGATGGGGATTTCCTCGAGTACGGCCTGTTCTGCTTCCTGATAGCCAGGAACCTTGAGAGCCTTAACACGTTGCTGATATTTGGATAATCGCTCTTGATAGGCAGCCTGAAGCTCCTGCTCCTTCTGCTTGCGAGCCATCTCCTGTTGCTGGTACTTTCCGTTATCCTCTGCCCACTTAGCCATGCGTTGCTGATAGATTTCTTCATCGAAACCGATGTCCTCATCATCCAGTTTTGGCATTCGCGGTGGTTGAGTGATTACCGGCTGCTGCTCGACGGGTTTCTGAGACTGACGCATCAGCTCTTTCAGCTCACGGTCTTTCTCTTTAATCGTCTTGCGCAGGTGTTTTACCAGTCCATGCTCTGCGCTATCTTCGCTGGTTGGCGAATCCAGCTTTTCGTCACCAAAGTAGAATTCCTGTTCTGATTCGTCGTCATCAGTTTCAGTAGCTTCCTCTGCATAATTGCCAGAGGACTCACTGCCATCTTCTGTTTCGACTTCTTCAGCCAGTTCGACATCATCAGGAATCTGCTCTGACGCGTCGGTTTCGATTTCAACTTCTGGTTTGTTTTCTGCCATCTGGTCCATTTGTTACCCCTGTTTACTCGATGTTCAGCCCATCGGAAGGCAATAGGGTGCCAGGCCTCATAAAGACAGCCATTGCACGTTATGGGTTAATTACTGCTGTGGTTGTTGCTGAGTTGATTTTTGCAGGATGCTGCTGATGTCCATGCGCTGCGCATGGCCCTGTGCCTGACTTTTCAGGACAAGCTCTGCATCAGCACGGGCATTATCTCCTTGCTGTTGCTGGAACTGTCCGAGCAGTTTCAGCGCCTCACGGATATCAGATTTTTGCTGGCTATCGGCAGATGCGAGGATTTTCACAACATTTGCCGCAGCAACCTGAGCATCCGTCTGTGCCTGGAATGCTTTAACCTGAATGGCTGCTTGTTCGTTCTGCGCTTTCTGCAATTCAGCCTGACCAGCAAGAAGCTGACCTTGCGCAGCAACCATAGCCGGATCTGGCTGACTGGCCTGTTGTTGTTTCGCCTGCTCAACCATTTGCTGTTCTTCAGGCGTTCTCGGCTTGATAACGCCAGACAGAAGCAACTGATTGCGGTTGTATTCTTTCAGGTCGTCCATCCCTTCGCCGTCCATATTGTCGAGAATCATCGACGATACAAGGTCATGCTTCGGCGTTCCTGGCGGGATAAGTGCCAGCATGGAAAGTAACGACTTAACCGTTGCATCACGGCGAGTAGCGAACGACTGACCGACATCGACAGTCACTTCATAGTTACCCTGCGAAAGGTCGTTAAGCGCGATAACCTGCCCTGTCTGACGGTCAACCACTTCACCAGTCATCAGCGCCACGTCATCGCTTCCATCCTCATTAACGATGCGCATTGGCGTATCGCTGCCATAGACTTCACGAGCCATAGAAAGCCACACGACGCCAGCACGGCGCATGGATTTAGCCATGTTGTCCATGTAGATATAGGACTGCGTGTCCATCCGGTTAAAGATGCTATCAACGGTATCGGTAGCGACGTTGCTCGGCATGTTCTCAAGCTGCGACGCACCTGTAATTTGCTGAATAGCCGTTCCGGTGTACTGCAATAGCCCGGCAAGAGCAGGAGGCATTTGTGTCGGAGGTGTCCAGCCAGCAACCTGAGCCTCTGAAATGACCGTTCCGTTTTTGTCCTTCTTGCTGGTCATGGGAAGAACTGCAGGTCTTTTCTTATTCCTCTCTGCCCAGTGATTCATTAATGGACCGGGAATGAAATCAACATCCACGATAGGAATGCCATCACCGCCAGCCTGAGTAGCGTTATCTGCAATCATGGAAACCATCAGGTTCTCAAGACGCTGTGCATCCATCGCTTTTGCTGCGTGGCCTTCTATTCGCTCCTGATTATCAACAAATGAGCGACGCCCATATACCGGGATGAGAGGAATATGTTCGCCCGGAATACGCTTCGGTTCTTCCAGCCATTCAGCGCCAGACAGAAGACCGCAATAAACGCGGCGCTTCTTCACCGTTCGCTCGCCAATCAGTTCGAATGCACCATCGGTCAGCTCGTCGACAATATCTTTGATTTGCTCTTCATCATAGATTGCCGTTTCTCCGCTGACAGGATTGCGCCACGCCGTGAGCTTCACCTTCTCTATGCGAACTTCGTAGTAGCGTCCAACATAGATGGCATCGGGCGTTGACCAGTCATACTGAGTACCAGTGTCATCACGAGGAAGGCTTGCCGCGATGGAATCAGGGTATTCAGCCTCGAACGCTTTAGGCGTCATGGAGAACATTTCCATAGCCCACATAGCATCAGAGCGGTCATATTGCTTGCTGTCCTGATCGAAGAAAACGCATGTCGCTGGGTCGTAAACAGGAAGAAGGCTGATGCGTCGCTGCTCGTTACTCGGATCCATTTCATCTTCGTAATCAGCACACATGCGGAAACAACCGAATCCGCCCGTTACAGCATCATCAAATGCGTTATCACACGCTTCGCCACCGGATGTTTCCTGATAGTCAGCGCGGAATTTGCCGTTCATCTTTTCGGCTAACGCTTCCGATGCCTTATCGTCCTTCGGCCTGAATTTAACGCTGATGCGATTCTGTCGATACTCGCCAATGATGCGATCACATTCACGGGCAATCTTATTCAGTTCAAAACGCGGGTAATGCTCAAACCTGCCTTCATCAAATGAGTAACCAGCGTTTGTGCTGCCTTCCCACTGTGCGCCGGACACCCGGACGAAACGTTGAGCCTCAATAATCTGCTCTCGCATATCCTGCGTTGCTGACCAGGCATTATCAAAGTTGCACAGCACCTTGCGATGCCAGTCAGTCATCTTTCTATCATCAGCCATCATCCAACTCCGCAAGGTATGTTGTAGCTTGAGTAATCAATCTCTTTAGGATCTTTGATGTCTCGCATCTGTATTGCAAAACGCCTCATCATGTAGCCATAGCGAACAGCAGAAAGGATGTCGTCGTTTAGCTTGACGATCTTCCCGTTCTCATCGCGGTGATACAGGCGAAACTCTTCAAAGAATGGCTCGCAGGTGTTAAATACCTTGAAACGACCGTCGAGCATCATGTCGCGTATCTCTGCTATCCCGGGTTCGACCGCATTACCTCCATCAGGCCATGTTGCATGATCTGGCAACATGTCGAACCCAGCGTCGGCGTATTGTTCCTTGAGCTGAGCGCCACCTCCCTTTTCGTGCTGATGCCCGTCATGAGGCCAAGCCGTAGGGGTGTTTTTGCTCCATGCTTTAACAGCACTCCATGCCTCTGTCGCCTTCTTCTGTTTGGCCTTCCAGACGCGAGAAAGATAAATCACGTCCTCGTCTTTATCCCACCAAAGCTGGATATGTGCCTGTGGGTGATCCCATCCGAAGTCCATTGCGTTGATGACGTAGAAGTGATCAGGACACTCGAACGGCTGACACTTAATCGTCTCTTCCGGTATCTGGAAGATTCGACCGCTACCCATCGTAGGAATACCGCGAGCACGCGCCTCTCTCTCATGTTCGGGATAGGATGCGATGATTTGCTCTTTCTGTTCGTCTGTGTAGTGCTCAGCGTCATAGATGGTCATGTTGACCACTTTCTGCGACTTGCTGGGATTCTTCAGGAACTTGGTAACAACGTCAGACATCCCCATCAGCGGGGTAAACGTCAGAATTGAGAATTGCCCGTATTTGTTGGTACGGGTAAGACCTTCGCCATAAATGCTGTATGGTGGCTCTTCGTCAAACCACACGCCGTGGATTGTGTCACCCTGCCAGCGAGCACGGCCTTGCGAGTATGGCTTGAAGTAGCAGATTGAAATGCCATCTTCAACGCCATCAGCCGTGTGATGCTTAACCAGAAGATGATCAACAAGGTTCGGAAAGAAAGGAGACTTCTTCCAGCTAATGATGTCTTCTTTAGGTATGGAACCGTAGCCTGGCTCGTCATTCTCTTCGATACGACCGCACAGGATGCGTTGAGTCGTTTTGGTTACCGTCTCGTTTGTCTCGCCGCCAATCCAGAAGACAACAGGCTCATAGAAACGCTTACCTTTCCACTCACCGCCATATTTACCATCAGCAGGATAGCCTTTTGTGCCCGGATAACGCCCTGTAAGGTGAAACGCGACTTCAGCAGCACCAGTAAATGACTTACCAAGCTGGTTACCAGCCATAAAACATCGCTCTGGATAGTCATGTCCGGCGTCGATGAACTCACGCTGTTTGCTGTATGGCGTAAATTCATATAGCAGGTGTGTGTTACGGTAGTTCTCTTCTTCTTCAAGTAGCTCGAGCAATTCGATTTGCTCTTCGTCGCTCAGGTTATCAAGAATCGCGTCCAGTTCCACGGTTGAATAGCTCCTTGATACGAGAGCGCCGCTTATCGCGATCTCCCTTATCAGGTGTCACGTCTTCAACTTGCGACTGCTCTTTGAGGCCCAAATCACGGGCGATGATGTTAGCGTTGAGAAGGTCAGCGGCTGCGCCAGAGAATTTCTGGTCGTAGATGATGTCTTCCGCTCGTGATGTGACGTCAGAAAAACCTTCCATTGACCGGAAGGTTCCCCATGTTTGCCTGGTGATATCAAGGAAGGTACACAATCCTGAAATAGTCATGGCTCGCATCTTAGGAACGTTAGCCTTAATTATTTCTCCCTGATATGAAAATACCTTACCCTCCCATAGCGGGTTATCATCAGCCCACTCGAAGTATTCACAACAAGCAGCCCACAGCGCCTCGGGCGATTCGAATTTAGGATTTCGCCCATGACTACTGCGGGCCTCCCAAAATCGGTTGCCCTTTGGTGCTGCCATATTCATCTCACTTATTTGTTATTTCAGGTTGAGCATCATGCTCCGGTAGTGAACAGGTCTAACGCTTCCTTCGATTTACGCACCGCTTCGATAGTGCGGGTCGTGATATCCGAATTAGCGCCGCCTGACTGGAAGTGAATTTTGAATAGCTCAAGCTTCAGTTCGTCAGTGCCAATGAATTGAAATGCTTCTTCTGCGGCTGCGTTCTGGTTCATGACCAGTTTGTAAATCTCTAACTGGAATTTCTGTTCTTCAGTCATGGGAATAATCTCTGCCATTGTTGGCTCCGTTTATCCGTTAAAAGGGATATCAGTTAAGTTATCCCGTGTAGGGTATAAGCCATTATCAAAGCCACTCTGTAGGGAATGGCTTTTGTAATAACTACTGTTCGCTTAGCTTCTGCTTCAGCAAGTAACCTTCGAGCATCCAGATTTTGTTTACAGCATTCTGCCGGGCAATCTTCCGACCAATTTCTGCATCAAAATTTTCCGGACTTGCACAGGCACTCTCTCCGGTGACGGTGAAGCCGTTGCGCAGCACCAGGACGCAGAACGTCAGCAGAGAAAGTGATTCGTGCGGCTGGTAGTTTACCTCTCCGCCAGTATGTTTATCTTTTATGGCTTTGCCAAAGGCACCATCCTCTGCTGTGAAATATGCCTCCTGAGCAATAATTCCTTCGATATGGTCTGGCGTAACGCGCGGTGCCGTTTTGCCTTTCTCAACGATTTCTTTTTCGATTTGCTGGTCGTTCATAATTATGACCCTGTGGAGTGGTTGCTTGATTAGGATGTCTTTCCATCAGTCCGCCACCACAAAGAATCTTTTTTGCCATAAGGCAGGAGGTTCATCTTTCAGTGGCTGCCAGTGTTATTTCCCCACTTTCTGGCTTGGGTTGCTTCGCTGTACTGCCGTAACTGGTTGCCCAGAATAAATTCCGGTTTCATTATCAAGCCCACCCGTAGATAGGCTTTGTAATGCCTACATGGTTAAATGATTTGCCAGTCTTCAGCCATCAGGTCGCCAATGGATGGAACCCATGTAGCAAGGCGGTTCTGTGAGTTTTTCAATACAAGCGTGTCATTGAAAGTTGGCTCGCCAACATATTCGCCAAAGCCATAACCCAACGCAGACGCTAATTTTTCCCCTTTCACGAGATAAACAAACTGGTCTTTCCCATTCCATCCTGCCCGCTGCAAACTTTTGCCCTGTTTTAACGCTTCCATGGCAAGGCCGAAACTTAGTCCTGATACCGGACGATAAGCCTTTTCGAATACTTCTTTTGGACTCCAGCTAACGTAGCCATCAAAGCGATCGGTGTTAGGTTTTCCGCCATCCAGATATTCAACCAGATAGCCTTCGTCCTCGCCGTTTTCTCCGGCAGGAAGCTGCCAGCCACGAAAATCGTTATATGCCTGTCTCGTCATCGGAAAGGCGTTAATCAGTTTTACGCCAATATGCTGGGTCATAAAATTACCTATGGAGTTGGGAATAAAAAACCCCGCGAATGCGAGGCTAAATCCTGGTATTTGTAATGAACTGGCTCTTATCTCAACGCAGCCCCTTACCGCGCGCAAGATGCTCAATATCAAGCATCAGCAATGAGATGTTTAATCTGGATTCACTCCAGAAGTGATCACCACCCTGTCTACAGAGCCAGATGTGAAGGATGATGAGTAAAATTATCGCTATCATCGAAGGCATTGCGTCCTGATGTATTCCTGAAGCGTTCTCAGTGCTGTTTGGTCGCTGATGATTCCGTCCCGGATACCGAGAACGTTTCGTCCAGCAACTGGAGAGAGTTCGACGGTGGCATCATTGCCCATGCCGGAGGCGCTGGAGGTTTCGGCTGAGGATGGCATAGGGCATTTTCCTTTGACGAACACCCGACCACCATTATCAAGCTTGCGCCGAAGAGCATCATTTTCAGCTTTCGCATCAGCTAACTCCTTCGTGTATTTAGCATCGAGTGCATCAGCAGCACGCTGGCGCTGCTGCATGTCAGTAATGGTGGCGGTCGCCTGCTTCAGCTCACTGACTTTTTTATCTCGCTGTTCTTTGTAGGCGATGGCGTTATCACGGTAATGATTAACCGCCCATGACAGACAGGCGATGATGCAGATAACCAGAGCGGAGATAATCGCGGTTACTCTGCTCATACCTCAATCTCTCTGACCGTTCCGCCAGCTTCTTTGAATTTTGCAATCAGGCTGTCAGCCTTATGCTCGAACTGACCATAACCAGCCCCCGGCAGTGAAGCCCAGATATTGCTGCAACGGTCGATTGCCTGACGGATATCACCGCGATCAATCATCGGTAAAGCGCCACGCTCTTTAATCTGTTGCAGTGCCACAGCGTCCTGGCTTTTCGGAGAGAAGTCTTTCAGGCCAAGCTGCTTACGATAGGCATCCCACCAACGGGAAAGAAGCTGGTAGCGTCCGGCGGCTGTTGATTTGAGTTTGGGGTTTAGCGTGACAAGTTTGCGAGGGTGATCGGAGTAATCAGTGAATAGCTCTCCGCCTACAATGACGTCATAACCATGATTTCTGGTTTTCTGACGTCCGTTATCAGTCCCCTCTGACCACGCCAGCATATCGAGGAACGCCTTACGTTGATTATTGATTTCCACCATCTTCTACTCCGGCTTTTTTAGCAGCGAAGCGTTTGATAAGCGAACCAATCGAGTCAGTACCGATATAGCCGATGAACACGCTCGTTATATAAGCGAGGTTGCTACTTAGTCCGGCGAAGTCGAGAAGGTCACGAATGAACCAGGCGATAATGGCGCACATCGTTGCGTCGATTACTGTTTTTGTAAACGCACCGCCATTATATCTGCCGCGAAGGTACGCCATTGCAAACGCAAGGATTGCCCCGATGCCTTGTTCCTTTGCCGCGAGAATGGCGGCTAACAGGTCATGTTTTTCTGGCATCTTCATGTCTTACCCCCAATAAGGGGATTTGCTCTATTTAATTAGGAATAAGGTCGATTACTGATAGAACAAATCCAGGCTACTGTGTTTAGTAATCAGATTTGTTCGTGACCGATATGCACGGGCAAAACGGCATGAGGTTGTTAGCGCAACCTCCTGCCACCCGCTTTCACGAATATCATGTGTAGAAGGCCGCAGCGTAACTATCACTGATGAATTCAGGATAGTCAGTGGCTACGGCTCAGTTATGGTGCTGGTTAACGGACTTGAACCGCTACCCATTCGTTTACAAGGCGACTGCTCTACCATTGGAGCTAAACCAGCATATTTGGCGGGACAGCGTGGACTCGAACCACGATAAGAAGGTTAACAGCCTTCCGTAATGACCTTTATACGACTGACCCAAATAAAAAATCCCGAAACCGTTATGCAGGATCTAACTATTACCTGCGAACTGTTTCGGGATTGCATTTTACAGACCTCTCAGCCTGCGATGGTTGGAGTTCCAGACGATACGTCGAAGTGACCAACTAGGCGGAATCGGTAGTAAGCGCCGCCTCTTTTCATCTCACTACCACAACGAGCGAATTAACCCATCGTTGGGTCAAATTTACCCAACTTTATTCAAAAAGTCAATATCATGCCGTAAAGATGTTGCCATCCGTGGCAATCATGCCGCTAACGTGTGACCGCATTCAAAATGTTATCTGCGATTGACTCTTCTTTGTGGCATTGCACCACCAGAGCGTCATACAGCGGCTTAACGGTGCGTGACCAGGTGGGTTGGGTAAGGTTTGGGATTAGCATCGTCACAGCGCGATATGCTGCGCTTGCTGGCATCCTTGAATAGCCGACGCCTTTGCATCTTCCGCACTCTTTCTCGACAACTCTCCCCCACTGCTCTGTTTTTGCTATATCAACCGCACGGCCTGTACCGTGGCAATCTCTGCATCTTGCGCCCGGCGTCGCGGCACTACGGCAATAATCCGCATAAGCGAATGTTGCGAGCACTTGCAGTACCTTTGCCTTAGTATTTCCTTCGAGTTTTGCCACGCCACGGTATTTCCCCGATACCTTGTGTGCAAATTGCATCAGATAGTTGATAGCCTTTTGTTTGTCGTTCTGGCTGAGTTCATGCTTACCGCAGAATGCAGCCATTCCGAATCCGGCTTGTGATTGCGCCATCCCCATAGCAGCCATCACATCAGTACCGGAAAGAGAGTCAGAAGCCGTGGCCCGTGGTGAGTCGCTCATCATCGGGCTTTTTGGCGAATGAAATTTAGCTACACTTTCGAGTCTCATGGTCTACCCCTCTTGCCCTGTTTGACCATCAGGACGCCGTTAACTATTACGTGACGCTCGCCTTTGCTGTCTCGGTTGTACTTGAGCACTGTTCCTCTTGCGCAGGAAAGCATCCTCGCCACTTCGGTCTGATTGCCTCGTGTCTGAATAAGAAGCTCTGGTATCGTTTGAATTGTGGCGTTCATGCGTTCTCCAGTTCGGTGATTTTTATTCCAAGCCGTCCGCCTGGTACTTTCACACCACGAATTACGCGAATGTCATCGAATTGCTCGTCGTCTTCCGCAAATCCGGCGTGGATAAGGGAATCGAGTAAACCTTTCAGGATGTTATCGAGGTCGCGGCGGCGGGAGTCTGGAACGTCTGCGATGACTTTGATGCGGAGTCGTGATTTGGTGAAAATGTCTAACTTGAGTTGGCGGATTATTTGCTGTACATCTTTTCGGTATTTCTGGCCTTTATCGCTGATGTAGTATTGGCTTCCCCGTCTTCGCCAGTAGGTATTCACCGACGGCGGGTATGGAAGCACAAACTGATATTCGTTCATGGCTTAATCTTCCCCTCCCTCAGCAGTATCGCCTGCGTCCTGATCACGCCTTCGAGGTGGTAAAGTCTGGCGTCTTTGTTGTCGAGGTTATGGGTACGTCGGTCGATTTCATCGTGACACGCGCTACAAGCCCATGCACCGATCAGGTCGTCAGGTTTCATTCCCGTTCCGCAAATTCCAGCCATCCGGTAATGTGCCAGAACTGTAGTTTCAGGATTGCCATTGCATACGCCGTAAATACGTACCTGGCATTCTCTGCCGCGTGCTTCTTTGCGTAGGTTAGCCATTATGGTTCGCTCCAGTAATTCTCAATTGCAGCAGCCATTCTCTGCATCCACTCTGCCAGCTTTAACGCGGCTTCTCTTTCAGAACCACATTTAGGGAAATCCTTCATTTCCATGCTGGCCTTATATGTTCTGAATGCCAGGTCTCCGGTAATAACCAGCTCCTGATCAAGCACAGAGCGTTTATTCCGGTGTTGAACGTAATAGACAGATTCAGTCCGCATTTCTTCTCTGTCTTTTTTGAAGGAAATAAGCTCAGAGAAATCACTCATCGTCTTCTTCCTCGTACATTGAGCTATTCGGATCGCTCATCAGTTCTGCGCAGCAATCGGAGCACACGTGAACTTCCAGCACATGCAGCTTCTGACCGCAGTTAGCGCACGTTAAAGCCCGCTCGACGCTTTCTTTCTGGTATTGAAGGGATTGGGATGGGCTAAGCATTATTGGCGTCCTGCATCATGAGAAATACAATCATGGCGGCGCGGAGGGGATTAGACTGGTACTGAACTCGGCAAGAATCGAACTGATCAACAGAATTCCACCATTCAGAACTGCCATCTTCAGCGCAATCCCAAACAAGACTGATGCGATTCTTCAAGATGACAGGTCCAGCATCCTCCCAGCAAAGAGTTGGTGCATATTGCACCCATGGGTTTTTACCATCACTCACCCAAACAGTGTGCGGCCGGAGTTCGTGATATTTGCTAGTCATTCCAGTGGCTTTACTATCATCAATGCCCTGAACCAAAAGTCCATTTGCGATTGCCACTCGCTTGTTAATTTCAAAATCACTTAACTGTGAATAATCCATTGTCATTTCCTCGCACGATTTCTTAGCCACCGGATATCCCACAGGTGAGCTGTGTAATTGAAGGTTTTTACGTCAGATTCTTTTGGGATTGGCTTGCGTTTATTTCTGGAGCGTTTCGTTGGAAGGTATTTGCAGTTTTCGCAGATTATGTCGGTGATACTTCGTCGCTGTCGTCTCATGCCGCCCTGTCTCCCCATCGCGCTTTCCATTCGAGAGCCAGTCGCGCTTCGTCTGACCACTTAACGCCACGCTCTGTACCGAATGCCTGTATAAGCTCTAATAGCTCCGCAAATTCGCTTACACGCATCCTGCTGGTTGACTGGCCTATTACCACAAAGCCATTCCCGGCAAGGTTAGGAACAACATCCTGCTGCTTTAATGCTGCGGTAAACACACACTTCCAGCTTTCTGCATCCAGCCAGCGACCATGCCATTCAACCTGACGAGAGACGTCACCTAAGCAGGCCCAAAGCTTTCGGTTTTGGTCTAAGCTGCGGTTGCGTTCCTGAATGGTTACTACGATTGGTTTGGTTGGGTCTGGAAGAATTTGCTGTACTGCGTGAATAGCGTTTTGCTGATGTGCTGGAGATCGAATTTCAAAGGTTAGTTTTTTCATGACTCCCTCTCCCCCAAATAAAAAGGCCTGCGATTACCAGCAGGCCTGTTATTAGCTCAGTGATGTAGATGGTCATCAGAATCCTCCTTTCTTCTTGGACTGCGGTTCCTCGCGTTCACGTCGGCGCATTTCAGCAGACTGTTGGTCTGTGTCATAAATAGCGCCATTTACCTGAATGCAATACACCGTGCCGGTATTGCCATGACGATTGAGACGAAGGATTAGTTCGGTTTCACCAGGAGGAACGCTGTCATCAAAAGCACCTTCACGATGGATCCCCACCCAATAATCGCAATCCTGTTCAATCTGCCCTGTATCTCGTGAGTCACTTGGTAATGGGCGTTTATTGGTTCGGCTTTCCAGTGCGCGGTTAAGCTGTGTCAGAAGCACAACAACGCAATCAAGCTCTTTGGCAAGGTTCTTCAGTCCTTTGGTGATCATGCCGTAAGCAAGGTCGTTGCGATCGGCCTTTTCAGCGGTCATTAGTGTCAGGTAATCGACCAGAATCATGCCAACACATCCTTTTTCTCGCTTGATTCGACGGCTTTCGCTGACGATTTGAGCCAGAGATAATCCCGGCGTGTCGTCGATGTAAAGCAGGTCGATTTCACTCAAGCGATTTGCTGTTTCGATCGCCCTGTTGAAGTCACCATCGTAATCACCCTGATAGCCGTCATCAGCGTCATTTGTCGCCGGAAGGTAAAAAATATTCGGGTTAACACCAGACTTCTGCCCTACCAGTTTTTCCAGTATCTGGTCACCTGGCATTTCAAGGCTGAACATCAGAGCTGGCTTTTTCTCATGCACTGCGCAGTTGATTGCCATCTGGCTGTATAGCGTCGTTTTCCCCATCTTAGGGCGAGCGCCAATGACGAACAGAGAGCCTTTCACCAGACCTTTCGGTGACAGCATCCTGTCCAGAGATGGGATCCCTGTGCTCATTCCTCGTTGTTCGCCTGACGGGTCAGATCGCTTCTCAAGGTCGCTAACCCAGTCTTCCATGACCTCACCAAATGAGCGAAGGCCGCGACGCGATCCGGTTTTTGCATGGTCTGTCAGTTGCGTGAAAATCGCCTGAATAGCTTCGTACTTCTGCGTTGCAGTCATTCCGTTGCGGGAATAGAGCAATTCCGTCGCTTCAGTCATGCGGTTGATGGCGTAGCGTTCCATTGCGGTTTCACGAACCTGCATTGCATAGGCAACGATGTTTGCTGCGCTTGGCGTGTTCTTTGCGATCTCAGCGATATAAGCAAAACCGCCAACAGACACCGTTAACGATTTACGCTCCAGTTCATCGAAAAGCGTCAGGCCATCTACTGGCTTTTGCTCCCGGTGCATTCTGGTTATTTCTTCGAAAAGGATTTTGTGTGGTCGGCTGTAAAATGAATCGGGCTTCAGCATCGCCAGAACTTTCTGGACGCGCTCACTGCTGTCATCATCCAGAAGCAATCCACCAATCACCGCCTGCTCTGCCTCGATGCTATGGGGCGGCGCATAAAAATTATCGGTCATCATGTTCACCCTCACGAACTTTCAGGTAGGTATTGTCGTTAAGCAGGAAATCAAATCCCTTTTTGTGCCAGACGGTTCCGCGTTGATGGTTTGGGCGTTCTTCGAACATCCATCGGCAATTTTCGCCTACGTAGCTCAAATAATTTCTCCAGTCCTGCATCGTGAACCCATGCCCGTCAAGCTGTCGGGTTATCACTCCGGCTTTGCGCCAGAACGTTCGGATCTGGTTTTTACGCTTGTCATTCAGTGCGCGGATTCTTGGCGCTTCAGGAAGGATTTCGTGGTAAGCATCGACAACATCCTGACAGCTGACGGAAGGTTTTTTCTTGTCAGACTTTTTGTCTGCTGCGGTACTCTCTAATACGTCAGTATTAGAGATATTATTTATATTATTGTTTATGGACAACCGTTGGACAACCGTTGGACAATCTCCGCTGAGAGCCGCGCCATTACTGGTGTTTGCGTTGGACAACCGTTGGACAACCGTTGGACAATTTTTTGCCTGAAAATCGTCATATTTAACGATTGTAAACAGGCTAAATTTCTTCCCCATCGAGCAAATATTAAGCATCCCTTTCGACTCAAAAGTCCGCAATAAGCTCCTAACTTTGTTGTCGGGGATGAATGTTTCTCTGACCAGCGACGGGCGTCCAGTTATCATCTGACCGCGATCAACAGTTATCGGCCCGATAACCGTATTGACGACAGTAGATTCGTGATTAGCCTTGAGGATTAAGTGAAGCCAAAGATGTACTGCCTGAGAGTCCTTATAGAGCCTGCTGTCCATAAACTGGCGGTGTATAGAGACATACCCCATACTGGATGCCTCCTGATGTTGTACAGGGTTATGCCTGTAATCAGCTAACTTAACGACGCCCATGTTTCACTCCTGCTTTGGCTAGTCTGTAAACACCAACAAGGCGCTCTGCGAACGCCCTGTTATTTGCTGCGGCTACCACTAATCCCTCAGGTGAATCAGGGTGTCGAATCTCTTCTTTTTCCTGGTATTTCTTACGACGTTTTGTCATAATTACTCCCGTGGATTGATCCAGTCTTTCTACATTAGGCCTCGAAGAATTCGCCGTTCTTCGGGGCTTTTTCTTTTGTCAGCATTCTGGCTACTTTCTTAGCCAGTTCCGCCAACTCCTCGTCTTCAACACCCCATTCAAGAACAGCCAGAAGCATTCCCATTTTGGGGATGAAGCTGTCTTTCCATCGCGAAATTTGCGATTCATTAACCCCTAACGCGTCGGCAACCTTTCGCTGACCACGTACAGCAATTCGATTCAGGATGTTGCTTGTAATTGCATTCGCTTTCTTGCGAGTACTTGTAAGTTGCATATGTAAGTATTTCCTTAGATAACAATTGATTGAATGTATGCAAATAAATGCATACACCATAGGTGTGGTTTAATTTGATGCCCTTTTTCAGGGCTGGGATGTGTAAGAGCGGGAATGTCTTAAGCGGCTTTACCGCGTTTAGTTCCGTACTGTAACCAAACCGGATCACAGTTAAGCGCCATAGCAATCTCAAACAAGAAGCGCGGTCGCTTGGTTACTCCAGCTTCAATCAGTTGAATTGATTGCTGTTTAACACCGGCTTTGGTTGCCAGTTCGGTTTGCGTCATTTTTAACGCAATTCGCCTCTTCTTGAGGCGTTCAGAAAGAGTTTGCATATCGCCTCCATCAACAAACTTTCTTGTATTTTCATACAATGTATCTTGTTTGTCAAATACAGTTTTTCTTGTGAATATTGGAGGTAAATAACAGAGGTGGCTTATGAGTATTTCTTCCAGGGTAAAAAGCAAAAGAATTCAGCTTGGACTTAACCAGGCTGAACTTGCTCAAAAGGTGGGGACTACCCAGCAGTCTATAGAGCAGCTCGAAAACGGTAAAACTAAGCGACCACGCTTTTTACCAGAACTTGCGTCAGCTCTTGGCGTAAGTGTTGACTGGCTGCTCAATGGCACCTCTGATTCGAATGTTAGATTTGTTGGGCATGTTGAGCCCAAAGGGAAATATCCATTGATTAGCATGGTTAGAGCTGGTTCGTGGTGTGAAGCTTGTGAACCCTACGATATCAAGGACATTGATGAATGGTATGACAGTGACGTTAACTTATTAGGCGATGGATTCTGGCTGAAGGTTGAAGGTGATTCAATGACCTCACCTGTAGGTCAAAGCATCCCTGAAGGTCATATGGTGTTAGTAGATACTGGACGCGAGCCAGTGAATGGAAGCCTTGTTGTAGCCAAACTGACTGACGCGAACGAGGCAACATTCAAGAAACTGGTTATAGATGGCGGGCAGAAGTACCTGAAAGGCCTGAATCCTTCATGGCCTATGACTCCTATCAACGGGAACTGCAAGATTATCGGTGTTGTCGTGGAAGCGAGGGTAAAATTCGTATGATCAGGATTGCGGCGCTACTCTCAATACTCTTAACTACCAGCGCCAATTCTGAATGCTGGATTGTCACAAACCTGCACGGGTACGGGGCAATGAATGGCGATCGTTACGAGTTTACAAAAGACAGCACGGAAGATTCCGTTTTCCACGTAACAATAAATGGCGATAAATCATCAGTTTATGAATCAGTTTCTGGCGTCCATCCAGAGATGAAATACACTGCTTTGTCATCGAACACTATGGTAGGAGAATACCAGTCTGGAGGAGGAATAACCGTTGAAACCTGGTCAATCACTACAGATAAAAAAGCTCTTTACTCCAAAGTAATGAACATCCCAGGTATGCAACAACTTACATCAACCAAATCCTTTGTTGGTGATGTAGTCGGAACCTGCAACCAGTAATCCTCACCTCAATTTCGACAACCAAAAAACAAACTATTTTCCGTTTAAAAACAATGGAGTTTGTTTTTCACGCCCATTTTTACAATATTTCTTGTTTGCAACATACAATCTTTCTTGTAATTTTAAGCCATCAGCAGGACGCACTAACCACCATTGAAGGTGAGGCTCTTAAAAATTTAGCCCTGAAGAAGGGCAGCATTCAAAGCAGAAGGCTTTGGGGTGTGGTGAAGGGTTCATGGATGGGAATATGTCGCACGTAAAGCGGCGAGGCCTGCGGAACTATTGCCGAATTGAAGTCGGCCGAAGCAGGTCGAAATGGGTCTCCCACCTACCACACCACCAAAGCTAACTGACAGGAGAATCCAGATGGATGCACAAACACGCCGCCGCGAACGTCGCGCAGAGAAACAGGCTCAATGGAAAGCAGCAAATCCCCTGTTGGTTGGGGTAAGCGCAAAACCAGTTAGCCGCCCTATTCTCTCGCTGAATCGCAAACCGAAATCACGAGTAGAAAGCGCACTGAATCCGATAGACCTTACGGCGCTGGCTGAATACCACGAACAGATTGAAAGCAACCTGCAACGTATTGAGCGCAAGAATCAGCGCACATGGTACAGCAAGCCACGCAGTGAAATGGGCGTGACTTGTGTTGGTCGCCAGAAAATGAAATTAGGCAGCAAACCACTTATTTGAGGTGAGATATGGAATTTCATGAAAGTGCGATTTGTGATTTTCGCGCTAACGCAAATTCAGTAAAACCACAGCCAATTGCAGTTCTTTTTAAAACAATGGGTGCGTGGGCTGTTTTATGTTTCGCCGCTGATGACACTGACGCAAGAATGGCAATAGGCCAAGAGATGGAGATGGACCCGACAAACGATGAATTCATAATTTATGGCGCTCCATCTAATTACTTACTTGATACCTGCAACATTTACAACAAGGCTGCCTGATGGTGGCCTTCATTTTTGGCATAAACAACAGAGGCTAACATGGAATTTAAAGGTACTGAAGGTAAGTGGGAAATAATGATGGATGGCGATGAGATTAAAATCATCCAGGCAGACTCACTTGAAAATGGCGCAGGCTGGCGTTCGTATATTGCAATCTGTGAGGAAGTTCAATGCATTGAAGATGCCAATCTAATAGCGGCAGCACCTGACCTTCTCGAAGCACTTCAGTTATTACTTAAGCAAACCAAAAATAGAACAACGACAACATATCCAGAATGGTATGGAGCTGTTAAT